ACACCGGACTCAGGGTGCAAGGCTGCTATCGGCTGTTACGGTGGCTAGCCGCTCCCCTAAATAGGGGTACCCTCTCGGGTGCCGTTCCTCGTGCAAAGCCTAGGTCGATAATAATCTGACTGGCACAGCGCTCAAGATTGAAACATCCAGTTTCCCGGTAACCAGAGCACGAGAGGACTATTTGCTTGGCATCACGCCACACCTGCCCAAGGTGCTGGAGACATTTACAAGGGTCTCCGGCCTCGTCGCCACTTTGATCGAGAGTGGCAAACTCGTTGGACAAACCTAGGAACCCGACATATACTTCTCGCGGTATGCTGCGAGACGTGTGTCGTAGTCCCAATCCAGTCCAATACACCGGTGTGTGAGATTGGCGGCTTCTGCAACCCATTGCATTTGCTCACGCCTCAACTCATACACCTCTCTCCCGTAAGCGAACCACTCCGACAGTCCAGCGCTGATGCACTGGGCTGACACAGTTTCTTTCGTCTCTACAGGAGAAACCAGGTTGACATGTAGACTCTTGAAGATTGAATCCTCGCTGAGTAAACCTTGGTAAAGACCTAATTCAGGCTCAAACCGAGGCTTCCTCTTGAGGAAATCCGTCTTATCAAGATCACAGTACGCGGTCATTTCCGATTCCTTATCCGCTGAAGTAACTACCATACCGTGCTTCCCGCAATACGCTTGAAAGTACAGGTTATCGTAAGTCACTTTATCAGAAATGGAACCGACATAATCATCGCCATACGTCATCAACCTCACATACTCCTTAAACGGCAAATCGCCTTTATCATTCTCCTCGCACCATGCCCGGAAGGCTGCGCGATTGATAAACGAATTGGCGATAGAATTAATGTAAGATGTGAGACTATTTCCAGAAGGATCTAATCCCAAAAACTTCACCAAATCACCGTTAAAGGCACTATACGAAAACGCAATCTCAGTCATGACCAATTCCATAACTTTGATATCGTCTTCAGTATAGTTCTCTGGGAACAATTTAGC